CTAAAAATATAAAACGTGTAATTAGACGCAAAACAAATAAAATACGTAAACAAATTAAAAATAGAGTGAAGAATATAAGGCGTAGATTAAGAAGAGTACAATACAACAGAATGGCGGCAGCTATGGTAAAGAACTTTAGGAAAGATTTTCAAGTTTTAGCACAAACTGGTAATACAATGAGAGTTAAGGGTAGAGATTTGGTTTATTCAATTCCATCAACATTAAACACAGAAAATAATACTGACATAATAACAATCATACCAGCAAATCCAGCATATTGGACAGGTACCAGAGTTTCAGCTATAGCATCAGGATATCAAAATTATAGACCAATTAAATTTAATGTGTCATATGTGCCACAATGTGCCGTAACACAACAGGGGAATGTAATTGCAGGTACTTTGTGGGCTATGGCACCATCAAAACAAAATTTACAACAAACATTGAGAACGTCAAATGGTGGTATGTTAACACAATGTTATAAACCTCACACTTCCAGAGTACAATTAAAAGGAAATTTACAATTTAACTTGTTTAGAATGGGTGGCAAATTCGATCAAGAGGCAAATCCATTTATTTTTATTGCATTATCAATAGCAACAACAGATTCGAGCAATAACAGAATAATACCAGGTTATTTTTATGTTACATATGAATATGAATTCAAGAATCCAATTGGAAATACAGTTCAATATTACAATAGTAATATAGTAAAGAAAAAATTATTAGAAGGCTGCACTAATGTATCAGCTATTAATTTGCAACAAAATTCTGCACCTTTAGGGTCGATACTACAATATGATGATGACGAATATAGTTATAATGATGACAAAATAAGTTTAACTCCTGATTCGTTGCTTTGGTATTTTGCGAATTCAGATACAACTATAAAGGAAGAAAATGAACCAAATGAAATTGTTGGTACAAAAGTAGGTGCAAATGTAACTAGTTATGATTTACAAGTAAATGAATCGGATGTATATGTAATAACTGAGAAAAACGATCCGTCCGATGTAATAACACTTTTTAAAGGTCAATCAACATTATCAAATTTATATACAACAATATTGTTCAAGAATAATGTAGATGTTTGGAAAGTTACAGACCAAGATTTTATAAATAATAAACTT